TCATTCTGGTTTTGATAAGGAATACACCAAAGCAAACAAAAGAGATGTGTGGAGTGTTCCCGTCAAGTCATATCCCGGTGCGCACTTTGCGACATATCCTCCAGACCTAATTGAGCCATGTGTTCTTGCTGGATGTCCCGTTGACGGGGTGGTTCTTGACCCATTCAGCGGTGCAGCAACGACAGGTGTTGTCGCGTGTCAAAAGAATAGAAACTATATTGGTATTGAATTGAACCCAGAATATGCTAAACTATCAGAAGACAGACTTTCCAAGGAGGCAGCACTTGAAAACTTCTTCGCGTGAATTCTACACTAATGTATCAATGCGTGGTGATTATATACTATACAAAGGTATCAATGCAGACGGAACACCTTTCAGTGTAAAGGAAAAGTTTCAACCGACAATGTTCGTACCTTCGCAAGACGAAACAGAATACCGAACATTGGAGGGGATGTACGTAGAACCAATCAAACCCGGTGATATCAAAGACACCAGAGAGTTTATCACCAAGTACCAGAATGTACATGGGTTTGATATTTATGGAAACAACGATTTTGTGTACCAGTTCATCGGCAAAAACTATAGAGGTGAAGTTGAATATGACTTTTCCAAAATCAAAGTTGCAACCTTAGATATTGAATGTGAATCTGAACATGGTTTCCCCCATCCACAAGATGCAAACGAAAAAATCAATGCAATCACGGTCGATTTCAATGGGTGGAAATATGTCTATGGTTTAGGAGAATTCAATTTAGCAGTATCTCCGCACGATGGAAAGATACGCCAGTTTAAATTTGAGGATGAAGCAGAACTCCTTGAGTCATTTTTGTCAACATGGGAATTAGAATCGCCCGATATTATTACAGGGTGGAATGTGAGATTCTTTGATATTCCTTATCTTGTCAATCGTATTCGTCAGGTATTAGGCAAAGGTGAGGAAAAGAGAATGTCACCTTGGAAGGTCATCAAAGAACGAAACATTAAAAAAATGAACCGCGAAAACCAAACATATGAGTTAGTTGGTGTTGCAACACTTGACTATTATGAACTCTATCAGACATTTACTTATGTTAATCAAGAATCATATCGGCTGGATCATATTGCATTCGTAGAATTAGGCGAGAAGAAATTATCATATGATGAATATGACAGCATGGCAACATTCTATAAAGAAGACTTTGAGAGGTTTATAGAATACAATGTCAAGGATGTTGAACTCATAATCAAACTAGAAGACAAGATGAAGTTGTTAGAACTTGCAGTATCACTTGCATATTCTGCAAAGGTAAATTTTGCAGATGTGTTCGGACAAGTTCGCACATGGGATTGCATCATCTATCATTATCTCATGGAACACAACATTGTCATTCCACCAAAACGAGTCGGTAAAAAATATAATCAATACGTAGGTGCATATGTAAAAGAACCGATTGTTGGAATGCACGATTGGGTTGTGTCGTTCGACTTGAATAGTCTGTATCCTCACTTGATTATGCAATACAACATCAGTCCTGAAACGAAGATTGATCAGATGCAAGACTATAGTATCACACCCAACTCTATTCTGAAAAATAGTGACATTGCAAACGAAGCATTGAGTAGACAGAAAAAGAATGATTATTCCATTGCAGCAAATGGAACTTGTTACACCAAAGAGCATCGGGGATTCCTTCCAGCACTCATGGAAAAACTTTATAAAGAACGTAAGATGTATAAAGGAAAGATGCTTGAGTGTCAGAAGAAGCGACAAGAAGTTGCGAAGTCTAACACCACCCCAATGGGCAAAGGAGCCTATTGTCAGAGACTTGATAAGGAAATTGCAAAATATAACAATTTTCAATTGGTGAGGAAGATTCAACTCAACTCCGCGTATGGTGCAATTGGAAACGAATGGTTTAGATATTATGACGTTGGATTAGCAGAAGCAATTACAACATCGGGACAATTGAGTATCCGATGGATTGCAAATAAACTCAATGAGTTTCTGAACAAAACAATTGGAACGGAGGATTATGATTATGTTGTCGCGTCTGATACAGATAGTGTTTATCTTCGCCTTGGGAATCTTGTGGATAAAGTGGTTCCCACCAAGACCGAGCAGGAGGTGGTCGAATTCCTCAACAAAGCAAGCGAAGAAATTATCCTCCCATTCATCAAAAAACAATACGACGAACTTGCAGAACTAATGAATGCGTATGAAAATAAGATGGTGATGGACAGAGAGTGTATTGCAGACAAGGGAGTCTGGACTGCAAAGAAACGCTACATGATGCGTGTCCACGATTCGGAAGGTGTTCGTTATGATCCACCGAAGCAGAAGATCATGGGAATTGAAACGACTCGTAGTTCTACTCCGCAGGTTGTTCGTGATTCACTGAAGGAAGCAATCAATCTCATTCTTACGACAGACGAGGATACAGTGATTGAATTCATTGAAGACTTTCGGGCAAAATTTCGTGACTTTACTCCAGAGGAAATTGCATTCCCCCGTGGTGTGAACGGGATGGAAAAATATTCTGATGTAGGGAGCGTTTATAAAAAGTCAACACCAATAGCAGTGAAGGGAAGTTTAATTTATAATCATTACATAGATAAACTTGGATTGGGTAAAAGGTATCGTAAGATCATTGATGGTGATAAGATTAAATTTTTACATCTAATAAAACCAAATCCAGTGGGTGGTGTTACTGGACAAGATCATGTGGTTGCATTTCCAAACAGTCTTCCCAAAGAGTTCAAATTAAAGGAATTTATAGATTACGATAAGCAGTTTGAGAAAGCCTTTCTTGAACCAATTAAAAATATCTTGGAAAAGATTGGTTGGAATTGCGAACATGTTAATACACTGGAAGGATTTTTTGCATAATGTCAATAGAACACAAATCAAAAAAATTAATAATTAAAGTGCTAAAAGATACATTAGAAACATCAAAGAAGAGCGTGATATATATGCAGACTGATGTAGAATGTTCTACACAAATTTATAAAGAAGCACTGGACAAATGTAAAGATTTAGAGTATGCTATACAACAAATGGAGAAACAATTATGATTGAAGGCACACCTATAGATAAGCACATTGAACAACTAACCTTTTCTTTTATGAACGCACATGATGGCGAACAGATGTGGTTCTCTTGGTTATATGAACCCCCAATTGAACCAAAACCACGCAAGAGAACCAAGTTGCGAAAAAAGAAGAAGAAGAATGACTGATTTTTTAAAAGATATAATTAAGAGTTCAGGTAACGAATATGCTTCTGTAGTGTCTGATGGAGTTGATGGCTCAGACATCACGGGGTTCGTTGATACTGGTTCTTATGCGTTTAATGCCCTGTTGTCCGGTTCCCTATACGGCGGGATTCCCAACAATAAAATCATCGCGCTTGCGGGTGAATCGGCAACAGGCAAAACGTATTTCGCACTTGGGATGGCAAAGAAGTTTCTTGATGACAATCCCGATGGTGTAATTTTATATTTTGATACAGAGCAAGCAGTGACAAGTGATATGATTACTGAGAGGGGAATGGATGCATCACGTTTTGCTATATTCCCTGTTGCCACGGTAGAGAACTTCCGATATCAGGCAATTTCCATTGTTGACAAATATATTGAAACGAAAGACAAGAAGCCAGTAATGGTTGTTCTTGATTCGTTAGGAATGTTGTCAACCGAAAAGGAAATGACAGACACCGCAGAAGGTAAATTAACCAGAGATATGACCCGTGCCCAAGTCATCAAAGCAACATTCCGTGTGCTTACATTGAAACTTGGTAAAGCAGGCATTCCACTTATTATGACAAACCACACCTACACAGTAGTTGGTTCTTATATTCCAATGAAAGAAATGGGTGGTGGTTCTGGTTTGAAGTATGCTGCATCCACGATTGTTCATCTGTCTAAGAAGAAAGACAAAGAAGGCACGGATATCGTTGGTGGTATTATTAAATGTAAACTTTACAAAGGACGATTGACCAAGGAGAATAAGGAAGTAGAAGTGCAGTTGAATTATGATACTGGATTAAATCCTTATTACGGTCTTGTTCCTATCGCAGTGAAGTATGGTATATTCAAGAAGGTGTCAACACGCATTGAACTTCCAACTGGTAAGACTGCATTTGAAAAGTCAATCAACAATGAACCTGAAAAATATTTTACCGAAGATGTGATGGAACGTTTGGAAGAAGCAGTTGCAACAGAGTTTAAATATGGTAACATAGAAGAACCAGAACAGGAGAATGAAGATGGCGAATGATATTAATAATTATATTACAATTGAAGGAAACGAGGCAGTACAATTCGAATTTGCCCGATTAATTAATTCTATCAACAAGCACGACAAAAAGAGTGGTGTTGGTGTTGAAGAGGTTTTGTTTGGCGAATCTGAACCCACAAGAGATTGGTCTATTAAAAACATGGGAGCCAAGTGGGTGAGAGTAGATGATGCATTAGATGAAGACTATCTTGTTTTGACTTCTGCTTGGAGTGCATGTGAGGGTGTTCAAGACAAAATTCACGAAATGCTCAAAAAATTTGATGAAGATGTTGAGGTTCATATGATATATGAGGACGAGATGCCTTTGTTTACTGGCTATAGAGTTCTTTGGAGAGATGAAGATATTGATCATGTGGAAGATGATGGTCTTGATGAAGAACTTTATAATATTGCAGAAAAAGCAGGTGAAGGTCCGTGGGATGACACATGGATGGAAAAATTAGAAGAAGTTCGTGATGTTGTTATGGAAAATGCACAAGAAGAATTGAATGAACACAAAAGGAAGGAACATAAAAATGAACAAACCATATGAATATGATGATAATTTTAGTATAGGTGAGGATAAAAATTTACCAATTAAAATTATTGAGGGCAAATATGCGGGTCTTGTTTATCGTTATGGTAAGATTAATTTTGAGAACGACCCTCTAGAGGCCGAACTTCTTCGTTGTAATTTTGATTATGATATTATTGCAAACCCAAATGATATTACCGAAGATCAGGATTTGATTAATTTTTTGGGTGAAATTGTTATTGATGTTTTAGAAGATGAAATGAAAGAATTGGGAGAAGATTTTCTTCGTTCGGGCAAGATAAGAGAAGACAGTGAAGTCGATTGAATTTGTTGTTCTAGAGAATTTAATATACAATGACGAATATTCTCGTCGTGTTGTTCCGTTCCTGAAGAGTGAATATTTCCACAACAAACAGGAGAAGGTTCTGTTTGAGAGTATTCGTGATTTTGTTTTGCAGTATAATAGTCTCCCCACCAAGGAGGCGATATCAATCAATTTAGATAAAAGCAAGAGCATAACAGAAGATGAATATAAGAGTATTTCGGATCTACTAGATAGTATAGAGAAGAAGGAATCTCTTCCCGATCAAGAGTGGTTACTTAAAGAAACCGAGAACTTCTGTAAAGATAAGGCGGTGTATAATGCGATCATGGAATCAATTCACATCATCGATGGGAAGTCAGCGTCAAAGACAGAGAATGCAATCCCACACATCCTTTCGGACGC